GATTCCTCTGATGGTGTTCCTAACATGCTGTCTGACGACGACACCTTTATGACTGACGGAAAACGCCAAACAGTAATGACAGCCAAACGATTAGAAGCACTAAAGAAACAATCAGAAGAATCTTCTTTTTACAATATGCCCAACTATATAAGGAATAAGACGATGATTGATTTGTCTTCTATTCCAAAAGCATTAGAAGAGAGTATTTTAGATTCATACCAAGAACAACAAGGAAAAGGTCGAGAAAAATTGTTTAATTATTTTATTGATCACAAGTTAAAGGAGCTCCTTCCAAGTATTGAGGAATTTTGAATGCCAAACGAACAAGAACCAGAATCGGAGTATGAACAATTCAAACGCTTACAGAAGGAACGAAAGAAAGCAAAGAAAACTAAACATCGTCCAGACGCAAGAAAGTGGCTGAATGATTTACGACATGGACACAATAGTGATGATGAAGATTACCAAAGTTTTGAAAGATTTAACAAGTAAAGGATGACTATATTATGACAAGTACAACAACCAGTATCTCTAAGCAGACGTTTAACATTTTAAAGAATTTCAGCAGTATTAACTCTAACTTGTTTGTAAAGGCTGGAAACAAAATTTCCACCATTTCACCAAGCAAGAACGTGATGGCAGAAGCCATCGTGGACGAAACATTTGATTCCGAGTTTGGTCTTTGGGATCTGAACAAGTTTCTTGGTATTGTTTCTCTTCTTGAAGATCCTGAATTCGTGTTTGAAGAGAAGTGTGTGGTGGTAACAGGTGTTAATGGTTCCTCGGTAAAGTATTATTTTGCTGATCCAGCACTTCTTACCTATCCAACCAAGCAAGTGAAGACACCAAGTGTTGCTATTACCTTTGACCTGATGGCAGATCAATTCCGTGAACTTCAACGATCAGGTGCTGCTCTTCAACTTTCCGATCTCTGCATTATCTCTAAGGGCAGTGAAGTATTAGCAGTAGTTAAGGATCTAAAGGATCCTACCACTAATGTGTTCACCTTGCCAGTAGGCAGCAATCCAGAAGAAGCAACATTCTCGTTCAACTTTAAGTTGGATTGTTTGAAGGTGACTATAGTGTGGAAATTAGCAAGACTGTGATCTCGCAATTCACACACAAGAACCTGGATCTGAAGTATTGGATTGCCATGGAAAACACCAGCACATACAGCGAATAATCCATGACAATAACCGCAAATAATGCGATTGGTTTGTTGGTCGAGAAGTATAGACCACAAACCATTCGGGACTGTGTACTTCCTGCAAATATTAAAAAGATTTTTCAGGATATAGTAAACTCAAAGGATTGTCCTAATCTTATGTTATCGGGTAAGCCAGGTCTAGGTAAAACTAGTGTGGCTAAAGCCCTTTGCAACGAATTAGGAGCAGACTTTATTATTATCAATTGTTCTGAAGACGGAAACATTGATACTCTGCGAACAAAGATTCGTCAGTTTGCAAGTACGGTATCTCTGTCAGAAGACGCAAATCAAAAGATTGTTATTCTGGATGAGTTTGATTATTCTAATGTGAACAGTATTCAGCCTGCACTTCGTGGAGCCATTGAAGAGTTTTCTAAGACTTGTCGGTTTATTATTACGTGCAACTACAAGAATCGTATCATTGAGCCTATTCATTCTCGTTGCACAGGTATCGACTTTAACTTTGCACACAAAGACCGACCAGAACTAGCCAAGCAGTTCCTAGAACGATGTCAGGGTATTCTGGAAGCAGAAGAGATTACCTATGACGTAAAGATTCTGTCTAAAGTCATTGTGAAATTCTTTCCAGATTTTCGTCGTGTTCTAAACGAACTTCAACGATACTCTGCGGCAGGAACCATTGATGTAGGTATTCTGAGCACAGCAGGAGAACTGGATGTGAAGCAACTGATGGGGTTTATGAAAGAGAAGAACTTCAATGAGGTTAGAAAATGGGTGGCAAACAATACGAACCATGTTCCACAGGATCTGTTCAGGAAGGTCTACGATAGCCTATACGACTTCCTAGAGCCTTCCACCATACCACAGGCGGTTTTGATCATTGCGGAATATCAATACAAGGCTAGTTTTGTGAGCGATCAGGAGATCAATATGTGTGCTTTTATGGTGGAAGTCATGATGACTTGTGGGTTTAAGAAGTAATGGATCCATTCGTTTTCCTTAATTCTATAAACCAATCCAAGGTTCCCTTGATGGACGAGGATCATCTATGCGAAAAAGAGTATGTTCCATACATGACTAATCGTGGATTATCCTACTTTTCAGACACAATCTTTTATGCAAATACGATGAATCGTCATGGTAATATCGACAAGAAGCTTCAGTTTGATTATCTTCGTATTTCGGTTCGTCCACGAAAGCGGTTTAGTAAGTGGCTAAAGCCTGAGCAGGATGATCGTATCGATGCCCTAAAAGCATTGTATGGGTATTCAGATACCAGAGCCAGAGAAGTGGTGGATTTGCTGTCCGAGGACGACTGGAAACAGATTCGTAGCCTTTTGGATCAGGGTGGAGCCAAACTTTAATTTATATAAATACTTATGTTATTGTATGAATTAATTTAACGTAAAGCGAATTTGATATGGAAACTGATGATAATGATATATTTGATGGGCTAGGTGTAGAAATTACACTAAAAAGTAAAGATGATTTTCTTAAGGTTCGAGAAACCCTGACTCGCATGGGCGTTTCTTCGAAAAAAGAAAAGAAATTATTCCAAAGTTGCCATATTCTACACAAGCGTGGCAGGTATGCTATCATGCACTTTAAAGAATTATTGGATCTAGATGGTCTGGAAACAGACATATCAGATTCAGATATTGGTCGTAGAAATCTTATAGTTAAGCTTTTGGTGGAATGGGGACTAGTGATTGCTGTAGATCCAGACGAATACAAAGAACCTCAACTTACTCTGGCTCAATTAAAGATTATTCCTCACAAGGAAAAAAAAGATTGGGAGTTGTGTGTGAAGTATCATATAGGAAATGGATAATTATGCAAACACAAGTGATTAGTTTTTATAGTGATTTAGAAGGATCGACATATTACAGCGATCACGCAAAACGGTTGAAAGAAGAGTTGGCACACTTTAAAGTGCCAGCCGATATACGAGAAAAACCGTCTTTAGGATCATACCAAAAGAATTGCTTGAGCAAACCTCAATTTATTTATAAAATGCTAGTAGAAAAGCAAGAACCAGTGGTATGGCTTGATATTGATTCTTATATTCGTAAAACACCAAATGTATTTGATCTGTTTACTGGAACAACTGATATTGCTGTTGCTTGCTCAACAACCAAACTTCATGCAGCAAAAGCGTCTCCAATATACCTAGCATTTAATAGTAAAGTATTAGATTTTCTTCAGCATTGGATGTTTATGGCTCGTCAAATAGAAGCCACAGGACAATGGTTTGATCATGAAGCACTAATTGGTATTCTTCAAAAGTTTCATGGACAGGAAAACTTTCATATGAAATTTATTGGTCCAGAGTATTGCGTTTGGCCTGGTGATGAGAACGAGAATACAGTAATTCTTATGGGTTTAGCGGATGTGGAGTCAAAGAAACAATCTTTACGTGAATTAGGATATAATGAGGAACTTATAGCATGGCAGAGCCCAGGAACAAAGTAAGAGGAATTGGATTACCGTTTAACCCACAATACTCGTCTTGTTCTAATATAAAACCAAAAGATTTTAATTGGGTTGTTACCGTGGGCGATTGGGTTGTACATATAGATCAAGGTCTATTAATGCAACCAGATAGTACTCCAAAAGAAAAACGTTTTGGGTGGGTATGCGAATCTAAGTATATCGTTCCTAATGTATACGCATTTTTGACTCATAAACATAAAGAGATGTTTGAAGAATATTATACTAACATATTTACCTGTGATCAAGAATTATTAAAGTTAGATGAACGATTTGTTTATTGCCCAAACGGAAGTAATTATCCTTGGGTGCCTAAAGAGAAATGGGAAGTATATAATAAAACTAAATTATGTTCAATGTTTTGTTCGCCTAAATTAATGACTCAAGGACATGTTCATAGACACCAAATTGCAAGATTAGCCCTAGATGCTGGATTTGATGTATTTGGTGGTGTACACGGAACACAAAGAACTATAATAGATCCACAAAATCCATGGAATACTAAAATTGATGGTTTAAAAAATTATAGATTTAGTATCGTTATAGAGAATGGAATTTATGATTCATACTGGACCGAAAAGGTTACTGATTGCTTTGCTACAGGAACTATACCAATTTATTGGGGAACAAAAAAATTACTTGACTTCTTTGAATCTGATGGTATAATAATGTTAGAAGTTGACAAAGAACAAGAAATTATGGAATCATTAACTAGTGAATTATATGAATCTAAATTAAAGGCAGTACGTGCTAATTTAGAATTAGTTAAAAATATGAAACTTGCTGATGATTATTTATTTGAGCTTATAAAATGAAACCATTAATTCTTAATGCTGATTACATTATACACGAATCCGAAATACCAGATCTTTCAGAATTTTATGAAATTCACTTCACTCGATTTGGTAAAAATGAAAGACCAGGCGGAGAAGTTAAATTTTATTCGGATGCACCAAAAAAGATATTTGTTCATTGTAATGAACCATCTACCTCAAGTTGGGTGGAAACTGCTGACCATGTTATAAAAAATAAAGATTATTATACTGCTATTATTACTTCTAGTCCTAGAGTATTAGAATTATGTTCTAATGCATATAAAATGCCTTATGGAACTACTTGGCTAAATAAATCACCACATCATCCAGATGCTCCTGGAAAATATACAGAAGAATTAGGTAAATTAGTAAAGAATAATAGTATTAGTATGGTTTGTGGAAATCTTGAAGGTAAACCTGGTTATAGTGTTAGGCATACTATATGGAGTCTTAAAGACAAAATACAGGGCAAATTAAATTTTTTCTCTTCTACCAGATTTCCACTCATGAAATATGGTGTATTAGCACAAAATCAATTACCAAATGATAATAAAATTCATTTATTTAATTCAATGTATTCTGTGGTTGTTGAAAGTTCTGAGGAACTTAATTATTTTACAGAAAAACTTATAGACTGTTTAATTACAAAAACAATTCCTATTTATTGGGGATGTCCAAATATATCAGAGTATTTTGATACTAGTT